ACCGCTTCCTCTATCGTCGCCATGTTGACAGGTGATAATAAAGACTTAAAAGCACAGGTTGAGGATTGCTTTCTAATTGGTTACAGCGCACGCATTCGCAACCATCTAGTAAGTGGTCGCGCCGCCGCCTATCCAGTAGTTACCCCAACGGATGTCATTAAAATGGCCGCTGAGGCACTTGAAAGTCGTGGCGGTAGTGGCGAAGCTCTTGCCCTGAACCGCGAACTGGTTGGACTGATAGTATCGGTGGCTGCTGCTGCCGGTATCTCTAGCAAAGGCTGCGCTACAGTCCGGAAACTGGTTAGTAGTGCGGCGGGTCTTAAACTCGCTAGCCAGACTTATAAGGATAAGGTAGTTAAGCTGCTGGAAGCCACTAGCGGCGCGATGACTGACGAAGGCGTTGCACACTTTGAAGCCCCGCTATCCAAGTTGATTGACGCTGCTACCTCAGAGCCGGATACCGAAGATGATGACTTTTAAGCTGGTCTGACAGCTTACTACATAGCCTCCTGCCTTCTAGGTGGGGGGCTTTTTTTCCTAAAAATTTTGCCCTACGCTACGCTTCGGGATTAGTTAGTTCGTTACACTCACTATTATTTGATTACAACCTATAGTCAAATTCTTGACAGGCAGTTATTAGCTACGCTACATAACAATTTATTAGATAGAGTCAAAACATAACAACCTTATAATAACTTCCGCAGGTGTATGGTTGCACCATACAGCACTAAGTACTTCGTACTTACTGTTACCTGCTACGACTCTCCTTACAGTGTGAACCAGAGGCACTTCCAGTCGGGTCTCAGGTTTAGAATCTATTACATTACAATCCATAACCTTACGCTGCGTTACACTTGCTACATGCTAGTCATACCTGACTAGATTGATAGTCATAGTCAACACATAACAACCACAGTCAAAGTATAAAAGCATAACCTTACAACCTACAACCAAACAGATAGACGGTCATTGGTAGTCACTATTCGTTCCCAGTTATAACATGACCCCCCTAGGGGCCTTTTTTAGATTTAAGATCTGGCGGCTATTAAGGGAGGCTAGGAAAAATTTCTAAAAAATTTGCAGATATGGTAGATCTGAGCTAGTAAGGTCAAGGGTAATACAGGTATAGTGTAGGATAGTCAAAAGCGATAGGAGTAGAAATGGCACTTGATAATCTAGGTAGAGTGGAGAAGAACTTAAGTCCTCAACAGGAAAGAGTTGCGGAACTGATAGCTGCTGGCTGCACTCCTAACCAAGTTGCAAGTGCTACGGGTTTTAGCTTAGGCTATATTAGTCAATTAGGTAAATTGGTAGAGTTCAAAGAAAAGCTAGTTGAGAAGAGTGGAGCTAGAGTTGTAAAGGATATTAAGAAGCAAGATGCTTATGATGGATTAGAAAGTGTCTTATTAATGGGTATTAAGGAGCGGGCTTCCCTAGCGGATATGAGTGAGCTTAGTAGGGCATTAGATGTAGTGGCTAAAAATAATCCTAAGAGAGGTAATCTAGGGGGAACTGGTGAAGGTGGAAATGGTAGTGCTAATGTTAGTGTGACAGTTAATCTACCTGCACATGTACTAGCTCCACTAAACATAGAAGTAAATGCTAGAAACGAAGTTGTAAAAATGGCAGGTAAGCCAATGTTGCCCTTGACGGCACAGGCGATACGGACTAAACTTCAAGACATAGAAAGTTAATATGTCATTTGAAGGAGATAGTCATGCCAATTCAAAATCAGAATCGCATCAAGGAATTAGCCAAAGCTCTGACGAAGTTGCAGTAAGTAAGCAGGTAACTGTCAATGCGCCTGATCTACGAACGCGATGTGCAACCGATCTAGACTTATTCGCCGCCTTGCTGCTAGTGGGGATACCCCTTAAAAAGTTTCCACCTTACTATCATATGCTATGGCAGCTATTCACTACATTGGAGATAGATACCAGTAAAGTGTTTAGGTTCGCACTAGGATTACCTCGTGGTCATGCTAAGACTACCTTTATTAAATTATTGATATGTTGGCTAGTGCTCTATAAACGGGCACATTTTATTTTAATGGTCTGCTCTACAGAGCCTCATTCCTACAATATGATGGACGATGTAGACTATATGCTTAGTAATAGGAATGTTAGGCTTATATGGGGTAATTGGAAGAGTGGGCTAGTAAGAGATACTAAGGGCTTAAAGAGAGGTAAGTTTAATGGAGAGGAAGTCGTACTAGCTGCTCTTGGTGCTGGTACGAGTGTTCGTGGATTAAACATATTGAATACTAGGCCGGATGTTATTATTATGGATGACATCCAAACTAAGGAGTGCGCTAAGAGCGAATCAGAGAATCAGGCATTACTGGAGTGGCTAACTGGTACGCTGTTAAAATGCAGGGATATGCAGAAAGCCCTGTTAGTTTATATAGGTAATATGTACAACGAAGACTGTATATTAAATAGCTTAAAACTACATAGACAATGGCAGTCCTTTATTATTGGTGCTATTTTAGATGATTGGACTACTCTATGGCCTGAGATGTTCACACTGGAGCAATTACTTAGTGAATACAAGCATGATAATAGTCTAGGATTAGGAGATATCTGGTTTAGTGAAGTAATGAATATCCCAGTCGGCGGTAAGTTGTCATTGTTGCCGGAGGGTAGATTACCTATTACTCCTATATTGGATGCCGAAGTACCTATTGGCTGCTTTATTACAATTGACCCTAGTGGCTATAGAAAGGATAGTGACGACACCGTGATCATGGTACATAGAGTTTATGCACCAATACATTATAGAGTCGAATGGATTAGTGCTGGCCTAATGAATCCGGGCAAATGTATAAATAAAGCTTTGGAGTTAAGTTTAGAGTGGGAAGCCACCCATATATTTGTAGAGACTGTAGCTTATCAACAGACATTACAATGGCATCTACAGGAAGCTATTAAGAATAATGGAGAACTATATAAAGGGTTAATTATCTGTGAGCTGAAACCTGCTAGAAGAAATAAGACCTCTAGGATAAGGACTTGGATTAAGGCCCTACTAGATGGCACTTATAGTTTGGCGGATGGAGTAAGAAACGCCGTCATGTTCCAAGCGTTGGCATTCAGGATAGAGCGTACAGATAATACAGACGACATTTTAGATGATGGAGCTTATGGGATAGATGTAAGAAATGAGTATCAAGATGTTATTCTAGACGCCTTTAACAAGTTGGCGGATAGGGAAAGTGGTAAGCCTAAAGCTCATGTAATACCAAATAATAGTTGTTTAGACTAACTTAGGAAGGTAATATAAGATGGTAAACGCATTAATATTAAGTACGAAATCTCAAGCTAGTTTAATAAAGTATTGTAGTAGTATAATGGAAGCCAAGCGTAGATTTACACAGTTCAAGGATAAACTCACGGCGATTGATGTTGCCTATGCCTGTTATAAGGCTAAACTGGCTAAAGATCAACAGCCTACAGATGGTATAGATATACAGAAACTTATCCCTACGGATGATACTACAATACCAATTATAGCCAGCCAAGTAGATAGTATCGTAGCTTATCTAGTAGATGTGTTTCTATCAGGTTATCCTATATTCCCAGTAGTGTCGGATAGTAAAGATAAGGAACTAGCGGAAAAGTTCGAAGCCATTGTAGATAATCATGCACAAAAGGGTAGATATGCGCGTCAGTTCCAGATGATATTCAGGGACGCAGCTAAGTATAACTTCTGTGGATTAGAAGGTAGATGGGGTAGTATCGCCGAATTCAGTCAAGCTCTGGCAAGTACCTTTGATAAAGAAGGTAACTCCACGCTAGCTACAGAACAATTACTAACTGAAGTCAAGAGGCTAGATCCTTATAATGCTATTTGGGATTATCGTGTAGCGCCCGCCGACGTAGCAGCTCATGGTGAATATGGTGGCCACGTAGACCTGATTGGCCGTATCGAATTAAAGAGATTATTAAATAAATATAGTAATAATAAAACCCATATGAATGTTAAACTAGCTATTGCGAATAATCATGGGATTAGTGCACAAAGTACTGGCAGTGGGGATAACATAGCCGCCGCCGGTAAGCCTATCACTTACATAGATAAGCCTCAAATTAGTCAATATATTGATAGTACGGCGTATGCACAAGGAGGTACTTGGTTAGAATGGCTAGAAGGTGTGCAAGGCGCACAAGGTATCTATCCGGGCTATAGTAATATGTACGAAATAGGTACAATCTATGCTAGGATTATCCCTTCAGAGCATGGCATAAAAGCACCTAGGGCTAATACGCCACAAATCTGGAAGTTACAGTTCATCAATGAACAGGTATTGATTTATGCACAGCCAGAACAAACAGCTCATGATAGACTGCCTACATTATTCGGTCAGAGTATAGAAGATGGCTTTGGCTATCAGACTCGTAGTATTGGCGAGGCTCAAATACCTTTCCAGAATGCTGGTTCTGCTATGTATAATATCAGGATTAACGGTGCAAAGAGAAGCATTAACGATAGGGGTATTTATGATGCTTCTCTAATTGACCCTGTAGATATTAACTCGCCCGTTCCCGCTGCCAAGATTCCCGTAAGTAACCTCAAGATGGGTAAAACTCTTAAGGATGCCTATCTTCCTATCCCCTTCCAAGAAGGTAGTACTATTGGCGCTATGCAAGACCTTCAGCAGACTATTCAAATGTCTAATATGTTATTCGGCGTTAATCCATTCAAGCAGGGTCAGACCGTTAAGGGTAATAGAACTCTAGGGGAGTTTAATACTATTGATAATAGTTCCAACTTACGTAGCAGAATGATTGCACTCATGCTAGAAGTACAAGTATTTATGCCGCTTAAGGATACTATTAAGCTAAATATCATAACCAATAAAGGCGATATAACAGCGTTGAACTTTAATACAGGTAAGCTACATACAGTTAAGCCCTCTGACTTCGTAGATACCGTAATAGAGTTTAAGATTGCGGATGGATTCACGCCGAAGTCTAAGTTGGCAGATACTCAACAGTTACAATTAGCTTTCCAATCCTTGCAGCAGATTCCCGGACTAGCGGGCGGATTCAACATGCCAGATATGTTTGCGCACTTAATGAGCTTGATAGGTGTTAAGAATCTAGGCCAGTACCAATACGCTGAGGATGACAAGCGGGCGATTATTGCCGCTGCCATGCCATTCCTACAAGAGATGATTCAGCTAGCACAACAGCAACAAGGTAATAGTGCTGCTGGACAGCCACAACAACCGGTAGTTCCCGGTCAAGCTCCTAGCGTAGGGCAATAATGGATACTAAGCAGTTAATAAATCTCTTAGAAGCCAATAGTAATAAGAATTTCGTACGCCGGATTCTTACGTCTGGCATAAGTCCTGTATTAGTTAATGGGGATGGTACTGTATCTACTCATTCTATGGCGTCCGCCGAAATAGATGGTAAGAATATAGTCTTCCCTACTGTAATACAAGCGCCCAATGGTGGCCTATTGAGGCTTAGTATGGATGCAGCTCTAGAGCATGCCATAAAGAGTAAGGAGTTTATAGGGTTTAAGACGGCGGAAGAAGCTAACAGTTTTGCTAGTGGCCAGTACAAAGAGGCCACGATGTTTAAGGCTAGATAGTTCGGCGGAGAGGGACGCAACTCCTTCGCCTTCCCCCGCGCCAGCAGGGTTCTGCCGCTAGTCAAGGGGAAGCGTAGCTTAGTGAATGGTTAGAAAATGCGTAAGCATTTTATGGGCCCAGTGAGCGACCCTTTACAAGCAAGGCAGGTTCCTGCAAGCATAAGGGGGTAGCGGGGGAGATAAGGAGCGAGCCGCAAGTTAGTATAATAAAATAGGAATAGGAGTTAATACAAAAATGCAACTAGCTAAGAATAAACAAGCAATACCATGGGAGTTTGATGAAGGGGAAATAGGGCAATTAAATATAGTGTTCTCTAGCCCTCTTGTACAGGCTTATTTACAATCCCTTAAATACCTAGCCTTAGATAATAAGCTGGTATCACCCGAGAATAATACGCTAGCTGATGTAAAAGCAGCTAACGATTATATGGCAGGACAAGAGTTCACTCTAGATGCTCTGCTATCCACACCTGTGTACACACCAAAAATAAAGGAGTAAGTAATGTTTAAGAATATGTTTGGAAGTAATAACCAAGGAGCATCAACAGCAGGACAGCAACAGCCCCCTGCTGTAGGAGCAAAGGACCAAATTAAACCTAATGGTATGAATCCTAATGACCCAGCAACAGCCGGAGTCGCCAACCCAGATAACCCTGATTCTGGCAAATCCCCTGTAAATCCACTTGACGTTTTTAAGGATTTGTATAAAATAGACTCATCAAAGGAAGGTACTACCCCTGAGAAACCTCGCCTAGATATTCCAGATGAAGTTTTCGCCAAGGTATTACCTAGTTTAGACTTCACAGCAGGTTTAACTCCGGAAGTAAGACAGCAGATAGAGGCAGGAGATGGTAAAGCTATCCTAGCAGCTATGCAGCAAGTAGGCGCAGAAGCTTATAAAACAGCCCTACAGCATAACTCTGCTGTTCTAAACGACCACTTAGATAAACGATTTGATGCCTTCACCCCCACTATTAAACAAAACGTGGATAATAACCTCACTTCCAGCGCCTTGGCTTCGTTGCCTAACGCAGACAACCCCGTAATTAAAGCCGAACTGGATAGGGTATCAAGTCAACTTCGTAATAAATTCCCTGATGCGCCTAACCAATGGATAGTAGAACAGACTAATACTTATCTTATGGAACTAGGCAAACAACTCTCTCCCCCTACTGCAGAAGAAGTAGCCGCTCAAGCCCTACCAAAATCCGTAGACTTTGCGGAACTCCTACGGGAGGATAGTTAATCATAATATAAATATATAGAAGGAGGAAGCTATGGCTTTCACTACTGGCGTATTTAACGCTTCGTTTAATCCAGCCGAACTGAATACTCGTTCATTCAATGCGGCTATTCTGAGGTTGTTCCCTAATGGTACAGCCCCCTTATTCGCGCTCACTGCGCAGACTAAGAAAGGTAGGGCTAAATCAGCTACGCATGGCTATTTTACTAAAACCTTTTCTTTTGCTCAAGTGACTAATGATGCTGTAGCACATATAGCAGGTGATACTGCTATTTCTGTAGTGGCTACTGCAGGTCTGGTGGCTGGTATGATCTTTCAAGTACCTGCTACCCGTGAGTTGATTAAAGTAATTTCTATTACTGATGCTACTCACTTTGCTGCTGCTCGTGGTTATGGTCGTATTTTAGCTGGTGCTATTGCAGCTAATGCTGTTTTGTCTGGCGTTGGTAATGCACATGCTGAAGGTTCTACCCGTCCTACTGCTCGCCAGATTAGCACGGTATATGTACCTAACTTTACACAGATTTTCCGTAATGCTTGGGCTGTTACTGATACCGCCCGCGCTTCTCTGGTAGAAGCTGGCTTTGGTAATGTAACTGAATCTCGTAAAGATGCTATGCTAATGCATGCAGGTGATATGGAATCAGCTTTGTTCCTTGGTCAGGCGCAGATGATTACTACTGGTGCTCAGCCTGAGCATACTACACAGGGCGTAATTGATTCAGTATATCAGTATGCTCCTACGAATGTTAAGGTAGCTGCCGCTACTACTAATTATACTCAGTTAGTAACTATGCTGGAATCTATGTTCCGCTTTACCTCTGATATGGGTAATGCTAAACAGCGTATTGCTTTTGTAGATTCTGTTGCTATGCGTGTATTGAATGATATTGGTCGTCTGAATGGTGTAGTAGAAATTACATCCAGTGAGACTACCTTTGGTCTTTCCTTTACTACCATTAAGTTCTATAAGGGTACTATCCGTCTTATCGAGCATCCAATGTTTGTAGATCTGCCTGCCTTTACTGGTACTATGGTGGTAATCGACTTACCTGCTATTCGTCTTGCTTACATGGAAGGTCGTGATGCCAAGACTGAAGAATATGGTATTGGTGGCAAGCCTGCTCTACAAGGTGAAGATAGTGTTGGAGGCAGCCTTACAAGTGAGTTTGCTTGTGAAGTTGTAAACCCGGCGTCTTGTGGTATTATCTCTGGTCTGACAGCTGGTGCTGCAGGTTAAATCCAGAAAGATGGTAGGGGTAGCCTTATACTAGAGGTTGCCCTTACCTTTATCTTATATTGAGGAGTAAATGATATGACTGAAGAAGTTAAAGCAAAAGCTAATTCTTTATTGGATTCTATTCGTAACAGTGCTAAGGAAAAAGAGCTAGAAGATGAAGTAGTTCTTGATGAAGTCCCTGAGGAACCTGAGATGCCTAAGTGGGAACCTAAAGCAGGGGAAGTATTA